TGAATACACGGTAAATCTTATTTTACCATCAGCATCAACTCCATTTGCAGGTAGTTTTACAGTATTAAATGAAGTTAATTCTGTACCGCCATCATTTTCACCGATTGCATCTACTTGGGCAATTCTATAAGATATCTCATAATCAGTAACTTCTTGTCCTAAAATGTGATCAAAAGAGCATGTAACACGAACAGCAACACCACCAGTCTGTTCTCTATAAAGAGACTCTGTAATGATAACATTTTCTACTTTTTTAATCGGAATAGGTGAGACACTCAATGACTTCTCAACAAATGGACTGGCCCTTCTAAACCTATTTGTATTTCTTGCCTTCACAGAAGTTACCCCAAAAGATAAATTTCTAATCAACTGGTCTTGATCTAAAAAGAGTCTTTCATACTCACTGGAGACCTGAAGGTCATAAACACCAGAATTTGCTAACCTAAAGTTACCTGGGTAAGTTGTTGTATCAAAATCAAAGGTGCAAGTATTTGACGATACGTTGTTAATAGTTCCGACAGGGTTTTGTGCAATATTCACAAAAGAACTTCCAAATAAGTTAGCAGTAGGTCTTTCACCGAGTCCAATTCTAAATATTGAATTAGCTGTTAATTGAGCGTTAAAAGTTGCACTATCAGGATCATAGCTTGTATTAACTACTGAAAAAATATTTCCAGCAAATGTTTGTACATTATCACCAATCTCAATAGTGGGAACTGTATAGTGGTCAATCTCAACTCTAAACTCTGAGTCATCTGAAGAGGTCGTATATTCAATATTAGACTTTAATCCTACATTTTCATTTTTATTAAAACTAAACTGACCTGTTGATTTTTCAATCCCATCAACAAAAAATCTAACAAACTTTTTTTCACGGGGTCTAATAGGAAATTCAATAGAACCGTTGTATGATTCTCCAAATGTATTAGAAAATTGAATTGATTTTTCAGTCCCAGATACGTAGAAAGAAGAATTATCGAAAAAGCGAGAGTCTAAAACTTGGTTAATTTTTATAAAAAAAGGTAAGTCTGGTAAAAGATTAATTAAGTTAGTAGAACCTGTTAAAACATTTTTTATATCTATCGTGTCAGAAGATTTATCAAAAGTCACAATATTAGCTGAAACTTCGACTGTATCATCTGCAAATGCTATGAAATTTCTTAAGCTGTTTTTTGATGTTTTTTCTTTTAAAGGAATAGAAACAAAATCATCACCCTTAAGACCTAAAAAGACTGCATCATCATTTACTTCAAGCACGTGTTTAAATATATTTTCATCAAAGCACACATTCAAACCCTCGACAGTTAATCTAACATTTGAACTTCCATCTCCGTTGTCAACACTAACAAAATTATTACAAAGAAGTCTAATCTCACCAACAAAACTTGAAAAACCAGCCTTTCCAGTTATAGTTGATTGAATTGCCCCGTTTGAGAGTGCGGAACTGTTATCAACAGTTAGTGTTAGAGGACTTACAAAAGAATTATTGATTAGAGTTGAACCTGCTGGAGTTGATAAAAAATATTCAGTTCTGTAATCTTGGACATAGCCTAGTCTATCCGTTTTATTGTCGATAAACCCGTCAAAAGATACACTACCGTCTGGTAATCTTCTAATTTGTTTATTAAAAGAGAATACAGGAGGCGGAGGTGCAATAAAGGGGCTTTCAATATCAATATATGCTGTTGGAGTATAATCAATAAATGTATCAGAATCAACATAAACATTTGAAATATACTCTTTAGCAATAATGTTAACCTCACCTTCACTATCTCTCTCTAACTCAGAAACTGTAAATAACTTGCCTGCTTTATTAGTGTAGTAATCGCCAACATCCTCCCACTCACCAAAGCTCCAAAGATCGCCAGCAACAGGAACATTATTAGCATCCCATGAGGAAACAGAATCTATTGTTTTAGTTATTGGGTTAAATCTACCAGTAATTTTCATTTCAACTAAATCTGAACCTGTACTAACGTTGTCAGTGCTATCTAAAGTGAATGATGAATTACTAACAATATACAAGTCTAAGCGTTCATCATCTAAACTAATTATTCTTAGTGATAGAGGAAAGGTATTTGAGGTAAAGGTGGTTGACTGTATAGTAGGTGAAGTAAAATGCTCTAATATAACATTAGCGTCTGAAGCACTAGTTGAGGAATTTGCAGAAACTTTACCTCCAAAACCAAAATTTATACCAGTCATGTTTTGAGATACAGAGATTAGATCTCCTGGAGCTAAATTGAGAGCGTCGGTAGAAGTTGTAAATCCAACTGTTCTTCTTAAATATCTAGAAGCTGCTATTTGGTATTGTGCAAACCGTAAGGCCTGACTTCTGCGTGTAACTCCTGGTAAGTCTAGAGATTGAATGTTTTCAATGGTAGCCCTTAATGAGCCATCATTTGCGTCAACAGAGTCAATTCTTACAACCTCTCTTTTAAAATGATTAGTAGGCTCAACATAGCTTACATCTACACCAGTAATAAGATCACTCTCTCTACCCCCACTAATCTGAAATGATCCTGATTTTATATTTGTTTCATTGAAAACCATTGAAGGAAACTGCTCAGGTCTATCAACGGCAATAGATATTTTACCAAAAGACTGCACAAGTGTAGCTCTGAAAGATGCGCAAATACTTTGAAGTACCTCTAAACTTTGAGCTTGATCAGATATTAGAATATCAGTGATGAATCTTCTTTCTTTAATCTGTGTTCCTCTAGGAATGCCCAAAAGAGTTTCACGAACTGATGTAAACTTGCCTCTTGGTTTATGTCTGAAAGAACCATCAGCTTGACCATCCACTCCAATAAAGTTTCCTGTAATTTCATCAACCGCATCACAATATTGAGCTACTTGAAAAAACTTATACTTATCAATGTTTTCCTCAGGAATACCTAAACCATAGGTAGTATTCGTTAGTATGTCGTAAAGTATCCAGACAGGGTTTTGAGTCCATGAATAAACAAAAGTTCCATCCCAAGTGCCTACATATATTTGTGGATTTGCATGAGTTAGAATCGTGCCTGTGCCTGATTTTTGAAGAGAGTATCCGTTTGATGGGTAGGAATCACCACCATTTTCAGGTAATTCTAGCTGTCTCCAATCAATTTGACCATCAGCTAAAATAGGTTGGTTGTAATTTGCTGGAACTTTTACTAATAGTCCTTTTACAAGAGAAGTAAAACGCGGCACTCCTCCTTGATATTCGTTAAAAGATTTTAATGCGTAACCAATTAAAGCACTTCTTGGATATGCTTGAGGATCATTTTTAATTTCATTCCAACCAATTGCCTGAACATTAGATACAATTCTTGAGTCTTCAGACTCGTCTGAGGTTTTGTCTATTGAAAATTTATAACCAGATAGTGTGCGACTTGCCTCTGGAATCTGAATTACCATAGAAAATTTATAAGGAACAGTTGTCTTACCTTCAATGGTTTTTGATTTAGATTTAATAAGAGTCGCACCTGTTCTATCAAATACACGAACTCTAATTGTTAACGAGTGTTTTGATATACTTCCATTGTTATCTTGTTTTTGCAAAACATTAACAACAAAATTAAATTTTATCTCATCCCAATCATTAGCACTAGTATTTTGGAAAGATACTTCAACTTTTGGAACTCCATCAATATTTCCTTTTTTTAAGCTAACAGGAGAAGCAAACTGTTGGGGAGTAACCGTCTGTTCTCCAAACTTAGTTAATGCAGATTGAGTTATAGTTCCTGTTGTTGAAAGAGTTTTAAAAACGTCCGTATTTTCAGTCCCATCGCCTTCTATCTTAATTAAGTCATCAATAGAACTATCAGTGATTTCAATATCTTGTGGCCCATTAGGATTAATTCTGTAAATAGGTCCTTCACCTATCGCTGTTAAAATATACATAATATCAGTAGAAAAAAGATCGTTTGGAGCCTCTTGGTAACTGCCTCCGCTACTGCCGCCTCCCCCACCAAAAGAGCCTTTAATTAAGGGAACTTTTTTATTATTATGCACTAAATAATTATCTTTAGTCATCTTCAAACTGCTCCAAGACTGTGATATCATCATTCTCACCGTGATCAATTGAATCTACATACCCACTAATAAATTGACCTGCAACTCTGTGTGCTCCATAAATTAGGGGGACAGGAGTTCCTGAATCTATTGTATTTTGTAAAGAACCAAACATGTTATTTTCACGTACCGATTGATCACGAGAGTTTAGTGCTTCAGGTCGTTGTGTAAAAAGAGAGGTTACAAGAGCTAGACCAGCGTTAACAGCAAGAGTTGAAGCGCTAATACTTAATGAAGAAGCTGTAGCTGCACCAGTTGTTCCAGCTACAGATTGACCAACTTTTCCAGCAATGGCATAAGGATCAGCTCCAACTGGAGCTGTTGCAAAAAGTGATTTTGCTCCTGCTACTACGTAGGGCGCTGCAAAATAGGCTGCTGTTGCAACCGCTGCAAAAGTTAACATTTTTTTCAACCCTTTACCGCCACCTCCACCTATAATTGCAGGAACCACATAAAACTCATCATCTGACTTAACTACCTTCATCAGCAAATCATTAGGAGTTATTAACATCAAATTTTTATCTAAAAGCACATAACCTTCATCAACTTCACCTAAATAAATTTTATTAACATAGTCTTTAAATTTAGGATGTACAGAGCCTAAATATCTCGGTAAGTCATCGTATCGATTTAAATCTGCACGTAATGATGTGGTTTGAAACAACTGTGAAAAAGCTGAATGAATGTGAATTTTAGTCAACAAGATGTTGCTCCTCAAACTTATCAAAAATCAAAGCGTCAATATTTTTATCATACCAATATATATTAAATTTGTTATTAAAACCAACTAAAAATTTGTACTGTTCAAATGAAGCACTTTCTTTATCTTCACTACTAGGTATGGGATTATCATCACCTGGGTGAGAGTGAAATACTCCCCAAATATTACCATCATATTTTACAAGTGCTGCAGGATCTAAGATAAAGGTGTTTTTAGGGTGTTCACTAATATTTTTACAAGGAACATAAGTAAAGTCTTTAGTAATGATACCAACTGCCTCATGAGGATAATCTCTTATTGCATGATTATTCATATCTTCTAGTAATTTTTTAAATTTTTCCATCTTACTTTCTTTACTGTGTATTGTTTATAATATCTATGATACTTATAAATTCCGCTGGGTCGATTTTGCATCATCTGAATAATTTTATTGTCTCCAATATACATCGCAACATGATTACAAACATTAGTGCTTCCAAGACACATAACTATTAAATCAAAAGGTTGTAGCTCGTTTACCTCTATCCAGTCACCATTTTGAGAACCATTTAAAAAATGCTCTTCATGAGTTTTTTCGAACCAAGCCTCGTCAACAATTTTAAGAAAATCACTGCTTTTGTAGGGTATGTCTATCTTAAGTTTGTCTTGAAAAATATAGACAACAAGATTAAAACAATCCATACCTTGTTGAGGACTGTTACCAAATAGTTTATAAGGAATGTTAGTATATTTTTCAGCCCATGTTAACATGTCTATAAAAGGAATGTATCCGCTTTACCCAATAGTCTGATAAAGTTTCAACATGTGAGACTCCCCCCTCCTCAATGTGAAGCATTTTTGTAGGTTTTAAAAATAAACCAAAATGAATAATTAAATTTGATTTTTCTGATTTAAATGCCATTACATCATAGTTTTGTGCATCTGTCAATTTAACTTTTACAAAGCATGTTGATGCCCATTGATCTACACTTTCAGCAGAAAAATGCTTCATCCACTCGTTAGATTTTGGGTAGGTTGGTAAAGGAAAATTTATATTTAGTTCTTGTTTATAAAATTGACGAATTAGTTCAATACAATCCATTTCCCCATATGAATGGGTGAATCCTAAATATTTTTGTACCATTCTGCTAATTCTGGATAAGTGTTTTCAAAAGATTCATTTCTAAATAAATCTAGTTTTACGTTATATTGCTTAAATTTTTGAGATAAATGAGAATCGTCGTTATATCTCATGTGTTTTAGAGAATCAAAAATACTATTTATTTCGTTTTTATTAAATATTTTTAAATTAGATTTTAAAAACTCATTGTAAGATGCGATGATTAATTTTTTTGTTTGGTCATCTAAAATACTTGTAGATAGATAAGATGGATGAACTAAGTTTGTTATATTAAAATCTTTGTTTAAACTTTTAATCCACTTTACAAGTTCACAGTTTGAAGATATAGAATAAATATTACCTACAACAGAGAATGTAGAAATATATGGTAAAAACTTATAAACATTAGCTTCAAATAAAGACCACTCTAATCCTTTTCTACCATATTCTGCCTTATGCTTATAGCCTTCAATACTTGGCCACAAATCCACTCTTTTAAAATTTTTCCATAGCTTTTCTATATCATAACCTTTAAAATTTCCGTTATAAGATAAATTTGTATTATAGGTTAGTTCTATATTCTTGCTGCAATTATTGTCTATTAAAAACTGTAACATTTTATAATGACCTTCTTGAACGAAAGGTTCGCCTCCAGCAAAATATATTACTCTGATATATTTTTTAATCTGATCAATATCTTTCCAAAAGCCATCATTATAAGTCCAATAATCATAATGATTTGGTTCAGATTCTTTCATCATACCATGAAATTTTGCTTCTTTTGACCAAGCTGAGGATGCAAATGATCCACACATTCTACATTTAAAGTTACACAGGTTTCCAAACCTAAAATCGAGATAAATAGGTGGAGAATTAATATGTCCGTCACTTGAAGTTTTGTTATACAGAAAAGAATATTCAGAAAATCTTTTATTCATTTTCTGACGGTGACTTTCAATCCCGTTTTTTTCCCAGTTGTAACAAATTTTACAAGCAGAAACTTGCTCTTCATTAAGCATCGCAAGTCTGGTAGATTTTATGAAAGGATGATTGAAAGCTTCTTTTGGTGATAGACCTTCACCGAAAGAATTTTTCTGGTCTTGATAGATTGAGAAACAGCACACACCATATTTACCAGACAGATCACCATATTGATGAATCCAGGGAAGTATGCATGAAGTTTTAGACACGTGGGATTGTTCTTCCTGTTGCAGGAAAACCTCCAAAATGTATTTGGTTATTTCGAAGGGTACAAGCTTGAATAGATTTACCACACACATCACCCGACACATCTGCAGCAATTTCATTATTAGCAGCTATAGGGTTAGAATTCGCTGAAAGTGTGGTGCCAGGGATAGTGCCCCCACCAGGTCCTGGATATTGACACTCAGCTCCTTTGTAAGTCCATTGACAGGTGTTTTTGTAAAATTTACGTTTGGGAGTAATTAATTTAAAGTATTGTAAAAAAGAAATTAAGTTGAAAGTTGCTAAAGAATCATTAAGTTTTTCTAATTGGTCAATTTTAAATGTGTCTTCAATATAAGATTCTGAATCAGCATCAGAATTAATAATATAAATAGGAGAACCAACACTAGTGTTTGAGCTTAATTCATTAGATAAAAATAAAAATGTATTTTCTGCAATAGCTTCAATAGTAGCTTCTGTATCACCTGTAGATGATTTTACATTATCGCCTACTCTATAAGGTAAAGCATTATATACCTCCACTACATTGGCATTAATAGATTGAACGGTTGAGTACTCAGGCCAAAAATCTAAAAAATTTGCAAAAGTGGTCTTAATCTCAACTACTCCTCCAAGTAAATCTCTCGAATCTAACTTCTGCTCTACCCAAGTGCCTCCAACTGCAAGAGTTTCAGATCTAGTAAAAGATGCATTTGATGTTCCATAAACAGAATCAATAATCGATTGATCAAAATTGAGACCGTCAGGATTTGAAACAGTCCCTGGAACAGTACGGGGGTCAATGCCGTGAACTAGCTCCCCATTTACTGTTGCTTGGACTGAATTAGAAGAATTATTACCAGCTAAAAACGGGTCTTCAACAACTCGGGTTATAATGTTATCTACATTAAATACGTCAATTGTTATTTCTTCAATTGTTCCCTCAGAACCTTGAGAAATAGTAGAGGAATTTATGGGAAAAGGGATGTATGTTGTACCACCATAAGAAACATTATACAAAATATCTGAAGTTAAATCACCTACGATCTCTGCAAACCGAAGAGGAAAATCATTAGGATAAGCTCTACCTTCTCCCTCACCTGTTGGGTTACCAGCTGCATTTGGTGGATACCACTCACCAGGGTAATAGATTGTAAATAGTTTTACAATTGGGTTTTGTTCAAAGGCATTTTTTTCAGCTTTAAAAACACTAGGAGAGATAGAAGATACTGTGGCAGTAGCAGTAGTTACATTACCTGAATAAACATTACTTAAAAATGTATCAGCTGTGGTTAAAAGACCGTCTCCTCCAGAAGCAGTCGCAGTAGTGATAGTATTAGACTGAACTGTTTCTGACGAGGAAAACTCTTGTTTCAGATTGTTGAGTTTTACCTTTAGCTGATTTGAAGTTGTGTTAACATTGGCTATTACACCAGTAGTTTCTGTAGTAACACCGATAAGTGAATTAGTAGTTTGAAAGCCTGATGCATCATTAACAGTAAGGACTACATCATATGCGCGTGCACTCATTAATCAAATACCTCTTGAAGTGAAAAAGACACTGTGTAATAATTATCTATAAGTCTGGTGCCAGTAGAATAAGTCTGGCTTACATCAAGGGGACCTGCAAATCTTGTAGTAATTGTACCAGTTTCATTAATATGAGACAAGTCAAAAGTGAACGATTCAAAATCTCCACTTCGAGCGTTATAGAAATTTTCTATAGCAGTTTTTTCAACTCCAGTGATTGCAGTATATGTTAGAGAATAGTTACGCTTAGAACGGCGGGATTTTAAGCGACGCTTTTCGTATCCAGCTTGAGAGGCAAAAGTAGTAACATCAAACTGCCTCTGTGATTCTATACCATTATCAGGCTTACGATCAATCATTGACGTAAAACGATCATTAGTAACTTGTGGTGTACTAAAGACTCTAATTGACAGAGTATCATTTTTATCAACTGATCCTAGAGGAGAGCCGCTTTGGACAGATAGAGAAGTTGGATCTGATATAGGTTGCAATCCTTCTGACCTATAGCGAGTTGAGTGTGAAAGTCTGATAAACTCCATTGTGCCTTTGTAAATTTCGCTTGTACCGATAAACGCGCCCACATTTGCATTTGCGTTAGGAGATAAAAAACCTTGGTAAAACGAATTAGCTACTTTTACATTATTTACATAAAGTCTCAAATTACTGTCATTTTGATCAAAAGATACTGCCACATGATAATTAGAACCTCCATTAGAGTTTCCTCCATAGATTTCTGTTACAGTTCCCTCATGACTCACTAAGTACGCTACATTTGAATTAGATCCTACAAGCCTTAACACTGTATAATTTTGAGCATCTTCATAGTATGAGAATAGAGTTTGATTAGAAGCTAGAGTTGTACCTGTATCTGGTTTAAACCAAGTATCAAGCGTAAAAGAAGTTTCAGAGGTGTTAAAATCAGTAGTTCCAGTGTTTGCTTGACCTGGAATGTGTAGATAGTCATCAACACCGTCAAACTGTAGTGTTCCAGCTGTGAAAGATGCTGTTCCGCCTTCTTTAATTATGTCATGGTTTGAGTCAGATTCATCATCTAAATTAGAAGCAAAATTAAGTAACAGTTTAACAGCTGCGTTATCAGCTATATCAATTCCTTGTGATCCCAACACAGAAGAAGGAAATATATAACCAGTATCTTGTTGATAAACACCAGATACAAATACCTGAAAATCAGAAGATGATGCAACATTTGTCCCACTTGGCATAGCAAAAGAAACGGTGTTAGCATTAATTAAATATGTATTACCATCAACTACATCTGCTGATGCATTTGAATATTCTTGTGCGCGAGCTGTGAAAGTTGAGCGAGATGCTCTTAGCTTTGAAGGTATTGATACAGTTTGCAGAGTTAAATTAGAGGCGTTAGGTGCCTCATCAAAAGTAACAGTAGCACCCCCATTTGATGTTGAATAATTAGTAGTTGATTGTAAAATGCCATCAACAAACGCAGCAACCTCACCAGGGAAACTAGCGGTGCCATTTAAATTAAAAACTGTAGTAACCCCAGTTGAATTATATGTAATAGTAGAAACTACTGGAAACGCTGTGATTGGAGCTGTTGCATTGTCAGGGTATGTAGCCATTATTTACCTCTTCTCAGTGTTTTCTTAATTGCTCCATTATTACGAAGATCACGAGTGATAATATCAAGAATTATTTTATCACCATTCATTTTAGGAGGTGCAGCCTGAACATCTTTTGGAGCTCCTTGATTGTTTAAATTTACTGAAATCTGCGGTGGCCTACCTGTAGCATTCATTTGGTTTAAAGCTGCTCCACCAATCGCTTTTGCAGCTGGACGACGAATTACAAACTCTCCAGGTTCTAACAAAGCAGGAACTCTATCACGTGGAGAAACAGCGCCTCCCATTGCCATGCGTCTGATAGAACCTCCTGTGGCTC